GTCTGACCGCGCCGCCGGCCCGCCGGCGGCCGAGACGTCCCCATGGGGCCGTAGCTCAGTTGGGAGAGCGCTACAATGGCATTGTAGAGGTCAGGGGTTCGATTCCCCTCGGCTCCACCACGTCTTTTTATCATTCTATATCAATGTGTTATGCGTCTTCGCGCGCCGCGGAATTCCGCGGCATTGGCGCGTGATGGGTCTCCACATCGTGGCACGGAGACGGCGATCTGCGGGTTCTCAGCGCGCAAACGGCCGGTCGTCTCCGTCGGCCGATTCCGGTGTCCATAACTTTCCAGATGATGCCCGTGAAGGCGGCTTCTTATCAGTCCGTGAAGCCTAGAACCCGGCGTTGCTCAACCCAGGCATGTGGCAGCCGGGTTCGTCTCAGGCGTGCTGCGGTCAGCTCGACCGGCTGACGGCCGTCGAGAATGGCCTGGACGATGTCAGGCGCGAGAAAGGCAAGCGGCAGCGCGCGGCTGACGTCCGCCTGATGGATGCCGTGCCGATGCGTGAGTTCTGCAATCGATCGCATGCTGCCGCTACGAAGCTCCTCGAACCAGCGATGACCCTGCGCGACGGCGGCGACAAGTGTGGGATCGGGGTTGTATTCCCCGGCGTGTGCACCTGCGACCACCAGCTTTAGCTCGGCGCCGCGTCGGCGAAGCTGTACCGGTATCTCCAGCCATGCAGTGTGGGAATCGGTCACGCCTGGATCGTCGTGAGTTCCGAGAGTCGTGTGCATGGATTTGACGCTGATTCCGATACGGACTCGATCCGGTCGAAGCTCGATACGCTCGATCGTCTCCAGCAGCAACGTGCGCATCTCCGCACGGCTTGCGGTTTCGAGCCGGCGCTTCATTCGCACTGCTCGCGCCAGCATGTCCTTCAGCCGATCTGCCGGCAGATCGGTGAGCCCGAGCATTTCCATCAGCCGGGCGCCGTCGTCGAGGAAGGTGCGGATGTTCCGCACGACCAGCTCTTCAAGCGCCGGGGCCGGCAACCGCCACGCGGTGCCCGAGACGCCGTCCTCGGGCTCTCGCGAGATGTAATACCGGTAGCGCCGGCCGGACTTTGTCGCATGCGAAGGTTTCAGAAGCCCGCCATTCTCGTCCCGGAGCAGTCCGGCCAGCAGGCTCGCCGACGCCGTGTTCGCGCCGCAGCGACGCTTGACGGCGTTGTTCGCCAGCTGCATCTGCACGGCGTCCCAGAGTGCCCGCTCGATGATGGGCTGGTGCTCGCCAGGATGGCGCTCTCCCTTGTGCCCGATCTCGCCGATGTAGATGCAGCCGGTCAGCAGCTTGTGAAGGTGCCCGATGCGGAACGGCACGCCGCCGTCCCGGCTGCCGTTGTTGGGTTTTCTCTGCTTGGTCCGCAAACCCAGCCGATCGGCCTCCTCCTTCACCGCCTTCACCGTCCCGAGTCTTTGATAGAGGTCGAACAGCGTGCGCACGGTATCGGCCTCGTCTGCGTTCACGACCAGCTTGCGGTCGACGACGTCGTAGCCGAGCGGCACGACACCGCCCATCCACATGCCCTTCTTCTTCGAGGCGGCAATCTTGTCGCGGATGCGCTCGGCGGTGACCTCGCGCTCGAACTGGGCGAAGGACAGCAGCACGTTGAGGGTGAGCCGGCCCATCGACGACGTGGTGTTGAACTGCTGGGTCACCGACACGAACGAGACGCCCTGGCCGTCGAGGATCTCGACGATGCGCGCGAAGTCCGAGAGCGACCGGGTCAGCCGGTCGACCTTGTAGACGACCACCACATCGACCTTGCGGTCCCGGATGCCGGCGAGCAGCCGCTGCAGGGCAGGCCGATCCATGCTTCCGCCGGAGAAGCCGCCGTCGTCGTAGCGGGCCGTGAGGACGGTCCAGCCCTCGCCGGCCTGGCTCTTTATATATGCCTCGCAGGCGTCCCGCTGGGCGTCGAGCGAGTTGAACTCCTGGTCGAGCCCCTCGTCGGTGGACTTCCGGGTGTAGATGGCGCAACGGAGGCGGCGAGTGCTCATCGATCGTTCTCCCGGCCGGTACCGAAGAAGCGGGGACCGGACCATCGCGTGCCGGTGATCGCGCGCGCGATGGCGGAGAGCGAGCGGTAGCGGGTACCGTTCCACAGGTAACCGTCCTCGGCGACGTCGACGGTGTGGGTCGATCCATTCCACTCGCGGATCAATCGGGTGCCGGGGCGGAGCTGACGCGATGCACTGGAGCGTGCCATGCCGGGCGCGGCATGCGTGCGCACATGTCGTTCCAATCGGCGATGGATGCTCGACGCCGACCGGCCGGCCTGCCGCATCTGCAGCGCGTACGCGATGGCACCGATCAGGAAGCGCTGGCCGACGGCCTTTGGCGGGTCGCAGCGGTACAGTGACCGCCACCGCTCGGCCAGGACAGGTCGTGGCGCGCGTTCGAGTTCCGAGATCGTCCGGGCGAGATCGGACGATCTCGGATCGCGTTCAGGGTTCATGGCGGACGGAGTGTGGTCGCTCATCGATCCTTTCCTCCCGGGTCGCCGGTGCCGGCGTCGTCCGGCGCCGCCGCCGCATCCTGATCCGATGCGGGCGTCCCGGGCGACGACGCCCGGGGACTTCCGGTCTTCCCGTTCCCGCAAAGCCTGCTCGTAGCTGCGCAGTGGCCGGAGCAGGTAAGGGCTGACGTAGGGGTCCTTCGACATGGGAGATCTCCCGTCGACCGGTCCGTGTCAGCCCGCGATCCGGTAGACACGCCCGCGACCCTCGAGGTTCTCGGACGTGACGGTGAGGCCAAGCTTCTTCTTGAGCGTGCCGCTGATCGCGCCGCGGACCGAGTGCTGCTGCCAGCCCGTGGCCTTCACGATCTCGGGGATCGTGGCGCCTTTGTCGCGGCCCAGCATCTCGATCAGGAGCGCGAGCTTGGTGCCGGGCCGTACCGGGCCTGTTGCGGGCTCCGGCTTGCGCCCGCCGGTCCCGGTCTTCTTCCGCTTGCTCCTGGGTGCAGGAGACTTCCGCTTGCCGCTCGGACCTATTGCAGCCTCCGATCCCTCCGGCTCGACGCCGATGGCCTCGAGCCCGGCCGGTGCGATGACCAGCATGAGGCGCTGGTCGTCGGCCTCGCGCCAGGCCGGCGCATCCGGCGGGGCGGGCTGCTCGGCGACGAGCCCCTTCTTCAGGAGCCCCCTCAGCACGCGGGTCAGCGCGCCGGGCTCGATCTTCAGCTGCTTCGGCAGCGGCAGGAGGGCGCCGCCGTCGCGTTGCGCGGCGGCGGACAGCAGGACAAGCTGGATATCGGTGAGTTTCGCCATGATGGCCTCCTCGGGTACCGGCGCCGCGGGGATCGCGGCGCTTCCACCACCCGCGGCCCCGCCGGCAGGGCCGGTCGGGGCAGCGGCCGAGGGTCGGCCTCATCAACAGCAAGGAATGCTTCCTTTGCCGGGCAAGTCCAGCGCTTTCGGAAAAAAACCGCTGGTTTCTGTGGGCGGGTTTGCCCCTACACCCCGATTACCCGCCCGGAGCGGGCCACCCGCCGCTTCCGGTCCTCCGCCCACCAGATGAACTGCGACAGGCTGTCGGCCTGGTCGTCGAACTTGCCGTTCGGGAAGGCGAGGATCTCCGCCTTGAAGGTCTCCAGCCACGGCGCATGGTCGGGAAGCCAAACCTGCCCGGCCTCGATCTTGGCGGACTGGTTGCTCATCCGGGTGATCTTGTCCCCTTCCGGCTCGATCGCGATCGGGCGGAGTTCCTTTGACCGCCTCAGGTCCTGGATAAGCTGCGTGCCCGACCCTTTGTCCTCGATGAGGACATCCCTGGCGCCGTGCCATCGCTTCATCTCGATGACGCGCTTCCGGAGAGACGGGTACTCCAGGCGCTCGCGCATCACGTCGAGCAGGTAGTAGTCCTTGCCCTTTTTGAGCCAGGTGGTGCAGACGGAGTAGTCGTTCAGCTGGCCCGCCTGCGATGCCGTGTCCCAGCTCTGGACGATGCGCCCGTCGGCACCGTGGGCCGGCGGGTGGATGTAGGTCCGGAACCAGTCCCACTTGACGATGTTGCCTTCGGCGGGGACCGGCCGCTGCTGGTACTGGGCGTGGAACGCCATCGAGCCCATTTCTGCCCTGATCCCGTCGAGGACCTCCATCGGCTCGCGTTCCGGGTGCAGCACGTCGCCAATGGCGCGGTGGTGGAACTCGCCGTCGCCGATCGGGATCGACTGCGCCTCCTCCGCGATCGCCGGCAGATCGAGGTGGACCCAGTCGGCATCCTTCTCGAGAACGTGGCCGACCAGGTCGTCCTGGTGGACGCGCTGCATGACGATGATGATGGTGTCATGCTTCTTGCTGTCGAGCCGCGAGTAGAGGGTGCCGTCGAACCAATCCTTCACCGCCCCACGCTTGACCTGCGACATGGCGTCGGCCGGCTTGATCGGATCGTCGACGATGATGATGTTGCCGCCGCGTCCGGTGAGCGCCCCGCCGAGCGAGGTGCTGAAACGGTAGCCCTGGCGCGTCGTTTCGAACTCAAGCTCGGCGTTTTTCCGTGGGTTGATCCGCGTCGCAGGGAACACGGACCGGTACCAGGCGCTCTCCATCACGGCGCGGCAGTCGCGCGCGTGCTTGGAAGTCAGCTCGTTGGCGTAGCTCGCGCAGATGATACGCCGGGCCGGGTCCTGGCCGAGGATCCAGGCCGGAAAGGCGACCGAGGCGCAGATCGACTTCAGGTTTCGCGGCGGCACGGTGATGATCAGGCGCCGGATCGACCCGTCGAAACATTGCCGGAGGTGCCAGGCCATGGCGTCCACATGCCAGTTGTGCAAATAGTCGGACGCTGGTGAGACCGTCTGGACCGTGCGCTGGATGAAGGATACGAGCTCGTGGCGCAGCAGGACGTCGAGCAGGCGCCGCTCGAACGTGCTCATGGCCTGGCTTCCCCGCCGGTGCCGGCGTCCGGGTCACGCGCGGCCGGGTCCTTGCGGATGAGGCGCGCCTCGAAGGATTTCAGGATTTCCCGCTCCTCGGCCGTGAGCGCCCGATCGCCGTTGCCGGTCTCGTCGCCGATGCCGAACGCCTTGATGCACAGGTCCAGCAGCCGGGCGGCCGCCGCGTCGCTATCTTTGATGCCGCGCGCCAGGATGCTCTTAATCAGAAGACGCTGCTTCGTGATGGTCTTCGTTCGGTCCCCCTCCTTTATCTGCACCCGCTCCGCCAGCTCCTCGCGCAGGTCGGTCTTCAGGTTCTTGCTGCCCTTCGGCCGCCCCTTCGGGTAGCCGGACTGGCCAGGCTTGAACTGACTGTGCTTCGGCGGCTTGCCGTAGCCCACTTCGTAGTCTCCAGGCGTCGGGTTCTCAGACATGTATCACCTCCTCTCCTTCGCTATTCGATCTCGAATGCACGTCGACCTCGGGTCCCTCGATCACGCGCCAGTCGCACATCTGCGCGAAGGTCAGGCCCGACTCCAGGTGTCTCGCCGTCTCGCCGGTCAGCGTCTCGAAGCGCCGGATCGCCAGGTCGACGAACCCGGGGTCGATCTCCATGACGCGGGCGCACCGGCCCGTACGCATGGCCGCGATCAGCGTCGTGCCGCTGCCCGCGAAGGGGTCGAGCACGATGCCGCCCCGGTCCGAGCAGTCCTGGATGGCCTCCGCGACCAGCGCCACCGGTTTCACGGTCGGGTGCATCTCGAGGTCTTCCCGGCGGCCCTTGCCGAAGCTGCTGATGCCGGCATGGTCCCAGACGTTGGTGCGGTAGCGGCCGTGCTTGCCGAGCGCGACGTTGTTGATGTGCGGCGCGGTGCCGTTCTTGAGCACCAGGACCAGCTCGTGCTTGGAACGGTAGAGCGAGCCCATGCCGCCGTTGGTCTTGTTCCAGACGCAGAGGTTCTTCATCTCGCCGTAGACCGCGCGGCTGGCGGTCAGCGCCTCGTAGAGGTGGCGCCAGTCCATGCAGACGAAGTGGATCGATCCGTCGGTGCTTGAGCGGGCGAGGTTGCGCATCACGGTCTCGAGGAATGCGGTGAACTCGGCTCCGGACATCTCGCCGGACGCCATGGCGAACTCGGCGTGCTGGACGCCGCCGAGCCCGCAGACGTGGCCGTCGACCGGCACGTTGTAGGGCGGGTCGGTGAACACCAGCTGTGCCCGCTCGCCGTCGAGCAGCCGCGCGAAGTCCTCTGGCCGGGTGGCGTCGCCGCACAGCAGGCGGTGGGGGCCGAGGATCCACAGGTCGCCGCGGCGGGACACCGGCCCGGCATCCGGACCGATGTCGGGCAGCCGGTCCGCCTCGTCGACCGTGCTCCGGGCGTCGAGGCTGGAGATCCGGAGATCGATCTCGGCCGTGGTGAAGCCGGTGATCCTCGGGTCGAACTCGATCTGGAACTCGCACAGATGCTGCAGCTCCGTCGCGAGCAGCTCCTCGTCCCAGCCGGCGATGGCCGCGAGCTGGTTGTCGGCCAGCCGGTAGGCCCGGATCTGGTCCTCGCTCAGGTCCTCGATCCTGATCACCGGCACCGCGTCCATGCCGAGCTGCCTCGCCGCCGCGACACGCCCGTGTCCGGCGACGATGCGGCGCTCGGCGTCGACCACCACCGGGTTGGTGAAGCCGAACTCGCGGATGCTCCCGGCGATCTGCCGGATCTGCTGCTTCGAGTGTTTGCGCGCGTTCCGCGCGTATGGCCTGAGCGTGGCGACCGGCAACCTCTCGATCCGCAGCTCGCGGAGCAAGTGGCAGGGTGGGTCCGTGTCCGTCATGGTGACGTCTCCTTTACACAGGTGGTTGGTCGAGGTGGCTGAAGCGTTGCTTGTGGTTCTGATGGTTCGGAGCGCCGGGGGCGTCATGTGGCTGCCGTGATGGCGATGACCAGGTATCGCCGCAGGCGCGTCAGGCTGCCTTCGGGTGTGATACGGCCGGAGGCATCCCGGAGGGGACGGCCGTGTCGCACGCGTTCTGAAGGTCGATGTCATGGAGGACGGCCCGGACCTTTTCGATTGGCTCCTCTCTGGCCCACGCGATCAGTCTCGAGCGCTCCGGATCCTGCGCCTGACGCTCTGTGGCCTTGCGCTCCCGGTGTTCCTCGACACGCTTCTGGGTCAGCTTGCGCTGGCGCTCGAGTTCGGCGGCTGGGTCGTCCGCCGCCGCGATGCGCTGCAGCTCGCGCAGCCGCGACACCGAAAGTTTGATGTTTTTAGGAGCCCAGCCGTACCACTTGACATCCCCGGCCTCCCCGGCCTCGACCCGGCGGCGCGCTTCACGCACCAGCATCGCCGCGGAAATCACGTTCTCGTCCGCCTTGTTGGCGTGGGCCACTATCTTGCGAGCGACCACATCGAGCGGATCGTTCGAGTCTGGCAAATCCATGGTTTGATCTCCATTGATCTTGCGAGGAGAAGTCCTCTCAAGTATGATCGATCATACTATAAGCGATGATATTACACAAGAGGACTAGTATGATTAACGAGGATGACGGAAATATGCGGCGTGTCACGGTCACCCTGCCGCAGGCCCTGGTGGACGTGCTGCACGACATGGCCGAGGATTCGCGGATCTCGGTGAGCGAGGCGGTGCGCGAGGCGCTCCACCACTACCTGTTCAACGAGCGCTGGAAGCCGATCGGGGAGCTGGCGCAGGAGCAGATAAAGGCAGGGAAGACGAACCAGGAAGTGCTCGAGATCGTGAAGGGCAAGTACCCGGGTGCCTCGACGAGCCTGGGATCGATCAGCTGGTACCGGTCGAAGCTGCGGCGCACCGACCCGTCGGTGCCGACGGACCGGCAAGCCCGAGAGCAGCGGAACTGAGCGCCGCTACGTAACGGCGCTCCGCTCACCCCGAATATCGGTATGTCCAGGGCCGGTCGGCTGGCTTTGCCGGAAGGTGGCTGGTTGGAAGTCGGCATGAATACACGGACCTGGGCGGTCGACCGCGCAGGTCAGGATCGGCTGCCATTCGCAATTATGACGCGGGATCCGCACCCCCCGGGGTCCGTTCTAGACCGTGGCACGAGTATCCAGGTAGATCTCCAGGCGCCGGGCGACCTCGATCATGTCCATACAGCGGTAGGGCGTGTAACGGTCGTTCGACCCTTCCTTCGCACTTGGCGTGATCGACAGCTTGTCCGTTCTCGCCCGAGAGACCGTGCCCAGCTCCGACATCGGGATGAGCCAGGCCCGCCGGATCAACCCGCCGGTCATGTCAAGCAGGATTGCGAGCAGGAAGGAGCCGGCGTGATCGCTGAAGGTCTTCTTCCGAACGTCGAACTGCACGGTGCCGGATCTGCCCGGATTTACCGATGAGCGGGCCTTGACCTGAATCGGCAGCGAAACGTGGGTGATCTTGTCATGGATGATCAGGTCGATGCCGCCGTCATCCGCGATTGGCACGAAGGGCGAGAACCGGCCGTTCGAGATCAGCATCAGCTGGGCGGCCACCAGCGTCTCGCCGATGGTGCCCTTCTGCGTGTCCGTCAGGCCCGGTGGCGGTGAATTGGCGAGAGTCCGCGTGTCCATGGCGGCAAGTACTGCTTGCTGTGCCGCCGAAGTCAACGATGAATGTGACTCATAGTCTGTAGACCGATAGTCACCATCGGATTTGCCTCCGGGCATGGAAATCCGGCGGCAGATCGGCCTCAATGTCCAGCGGTTCCGGCGCGAAAAAGGCTGGTCCCAGGAGGATCTCGCGTTCGAGAGCGGGCTGCACCGGACCTACATCAGCGGCATCGAGCGGGGGGTCAGGAATCCAACAGTCCTAGTGCTGGAGAAACTGGCGAAGACACTAAGAGTGCCACCAGCGGCGCTTGTGGCTGAGCCGTAACGTCAGCGCTGGGGATAATGTCGCTCCCGCGTCGCGGCAGTGGTCAAAAAGAAGCGAAAAATAGCCTCCCTATTCGCCTCGAAATCTAGCTCGGCCAGCGCCGGAAGCCGGGCAAAAGCCGCGTCATAGTCGTCCATCTCGGCAATCGCATCGTCGCCCGCCGGCTCAAGGCGCACGCAACGGTCAGGGCCAAGCAGGAGCTTGGCCTGTGCTGTCGCATTGTCGGTCGTGAGAAACATGGCCGCCTTGATGACTTCCTTCCATGCCCACATACCGCCGAACACATCGGGCCGGCCCAGTTCGAACGGCGCGTTCCCTGTCCCGATGCTGAAGACGTCGATCTGTTCAGGCGTCAGGTCGTAGGCCGTCAGCGCGTCGACTAGGGCGACCATCACCGGGTTGTTCGCCCACACACCGCCGTCGATGAATATCCGCCCGCTCTCCTTGTGCTCGTGGCCCTTAAGGTAGGTCGGGGCGGCCGACGTCGACCGTGCCACTTTCCACATCGGCGTCCGATGATCGTTCCGGAAATCCTCGTGGTGATCGGTCTTAAAGACGGCAATTTCCGTCTTCGGCATCATGAAGGCCGGGATAACAAGCCGCACCGTGGATTCGCCGAGAATACGATCTTTGAACCGCTGCCTCAGCGCCTTCTCCAGTTCTTCATGTACCAATTTTGGGCCGGCGAACCGCCAGTTCACCCACCGCTGCGCCTTGGCAAGCCAACCCCTTGGCAGCGGCGGAAAAATCTTCCGCCCGTCGTCGCGGTAGAAGGCTGTGATATCCGTCGTGGAAATGCCCAGCCCGAGGCCAAGGGCAATGATGCCACCGGTCGATGTGCCCGCCATCATGTCGAAGTACCGCGCGACAGGCTCGCCGCGCCCTAGCGTTTCCTCGCAGCGGCGCAAAATCTCCGCCGTGTAGATTCCTCTGATGCCACCGCCGTCAAGCGAGAGGATTTTGAACGTCCTATCCTTCGGCCACGGCTGGCGCCGGCGCCTGGTCTGTAGGCTATTCGCGCGCCGGTCAGTGAAAATCGGCCAGGACCTCCTTCACTGTACGCGCTTCCGCGGCGTGCATGCGCGCCACGCTCTCATAGCCGACGCCTGGCGCAAGCCACTCACCGGCCATGTGCCACAGTTCATAGTAGGCCAGCCACTCCGCAGCCCAGTAAATTGTCGTCTCGGCGATCAGGTCTGCGGGCGTCCACTCGCGCCCTTCGGGATCGAATAGGCACATGCCCGAGCGCGTCGGCTCTTTCGCGTAAAAGATAAGGTGCGGTATCTCGGTGAACGTGCCGCCCGGCCGCGGCGTCAGGGGCGGGTCGTCGACCATCACATAGGGCAGTGACATGGCCCCAGGCTTCCAGAACAGCGATACGGCGTAAAACTGCGCCTTAGGCCGCAGCGGCCCGTGCCACCAGAGCGTTCCGTCCGCCAACCTGTGACCCTCGAACTCGGGCCACAGGCGGCGCATCGCGGTCAGTTGTGCGTCGGGCGACCGGCGCTTGCGGTCGTTATTTGTCATCCTCGCCGTCCAGCACGAAGGGATGGAAGTTATGGCGCGGGACCTCGTGGTAGCGCTCAGGCGACACTACGATAGCGGGGGCCTGGATTGCGCCGGAGCGCGCCGCCGATAGGATGGGGGTTGCGCCGGTCCGCCGGTCGTGACGGGCAGCCAGCACCGTGCGCTGGTCCCGCCCGATGCGCTCACCGAAGAGATCGTCGATCGCCTTCGCGATATCCGCGAGCGGGGCGATCGCCATTGCCTCAAGCAATTTGGCGAGATACTCGAGCTGTTCGGCGAGGGTGCGCATGTCGGCGATGCCGTCGCGCCCGGCGCGAGGCCAGCGGTCGTTGATCCGGTCGGCCGGATAGGACGGGTTCTGCTCCTGCGGGCCTGTGCCGTCCTCGAGATGAGCGCGCATGATCTTCGCGGTCGAGTCGGCCAGCATGAAGAGCTGTGCCGACAGACCCAGTGGGACGTAGCCGACATCGCCCGTCCTCTTGGTGAGGTAGATCGACGGCGGACGGTTCAGGATCAGGTCCTCGTAGCGCAGGTTGAGGAACCGCTTGAGAAGTTTCAGGGCCACCGCCTCTTGCGCGTCGATGGCGCTCGGAATCATCGGCGGCAGGTCAAGCTGGTCCGCCTTCATCACGACGAGGCGTTCCTCCTCGTCAATGAACTGAAGCCGGCTGCGGGCCGCAGCGGCACGATGACGGACCAGGCTTTCGGCGAACTTCGCCTGGCCGATACCGACCGTGGACCGGAACCACGCCGTGAAGCCCCAGGGATTCGAATCTACGCGATACGCCGCGCCCTCATCGGGCGAATGGAAAATCTGACCGGCGCGAGGGATGGAGATCCGGGCGCGACGGTCCATGATCGCGACATCCATGTGCATGAACCGGAACTGGAGCTGGACGCAGCGAGTACAGCGCACGATGGCGACGGCACTGGGAAAGCCTTGCAGCGCCTTTTCCAGCTCGTCGAGCGCCCGGCTGTCGTCCCAGTCGGCGGGAACGTCTATCTCAACGATCGCATCGACATCGAACCGGTCGTCCTCGGCTCCGCTGACGATCGTGGTGCTCGTCGCAATCGAGCCCTGCGCGTAAATCGCGCTTACGCCATCAACGAGGTAGGGCGCGAGCGGGCTCTTGTCGCGTTCGAGATGCTTCTTGAGAAGCCGGTAACGGTTCTCCGCGATCCGCCGGTCGCGGGGACTGAGTTCAATGAGTGCGGCGACGTCGAGGAGCACCTCGTCGAGGGCAGCCGTCTGGCGGAAGGGGTCCTGATAGGTCATCGGCAGTTCCTTGTGTCTGGCGGTAGGACCCGGGGCAGGCGGCCTATGCCGTAATCATTTGCTTGCGCATGTCTAACCCGACATGAGATACATGTCTTTAATATAGGACGCCGTGCAAAGAGCGTCAAGGTTCACCTGTCGGAGAAGACATGACCGAAGATAAGACTTCGACTGATATTTTTTGCAAGAGACTAAAAAATGCCAGAGAATTAAGGGGTTATAGCCAGGACGATCTGGCGAAGCGCGCGCGTATGCCGTCCAGTTCGATCGCGCATTTTGAGACGGGCCGCAAACCGTCCTTCGATTCGCTGAAGCGACTCGCCATCGCGCTGGAGATTACCACGGACTATCTCCTCGGCCGCGTCGACAGTCCGGAACTGGCTCAGGACGGCGATCCGCTATTCCGGGACATGGCCAAGCTGACTGGCCACGATCGCGAGATCGCCAAGGACTTTCTTGAAATGCTGACCAAGCGGAAGGCCAGGAAAGAGAAGGACGAGTGAGCCGGGTCTTCAGCCTTAAGCTTGCCCGGCAGACCGCAGAAGCCTTCCTGAAGGAGGAAGGCATCGCGGAGCTGCCGGTCGATCCTTTCGCTATCGCGGAGAGCCGGGACATCATAGTCCAGGCCAAACCCGAAAAGCATAGTGGCGTATCTGGTATGCTGCTGCGGCATGGCAACGATTTCGGCATCATCTATGCTAGCCACATTCCCAGCGTTGGCTTCCAGCGCTTCAGCGTGAGCCACGAGCTGGGCCACTATTTTTTGCCCGGACATG